AGGCAAAATTTTTAGGAGACAGCAAGGCGCTCCAGGCCAGAGCATACATTCCCACTCGTTTAAGAACGTCAGCCAAGAGCTATTAATGATGTTTGATAAGAGTAGACAGTTAGCTGATGAGGCTACTGGTATACCTAGTTACTCGCATGGATCTGGAGCCGTTGGCGGTGTAGGACGAACTGCCAGTGGTATGTCTATGTTGATGGGGGCTGCAGCGCAAAACATCAAAGCAGTGGTCCGGAACATCGATGACTATCTACTCAGCCCATTGGGCAAGAGCCTGTTTGCTTTCAATATGCAGTTTAACTTTGATAAAGAACTAATAGGAGACTTGGACGTTAAGGCTAGAGGTACAGAGAGCCTTATGCGTAATGAAGTTCGTAGCCAACGCCTACTACAGTTCATGCAAATGACAGGCAATGAACAGATGGCTCCTTTCGTGAAATATGACTACATACTCAGAGAACTAGCAGCATCGATGGACTTGGATGAAGACAAGATCCTCAACGATCCTAGAGAAGCCGCTATCCAACAACAAATGATGGCTGAGATAAAAGCTATGATGCCAGATCCACCAGCGCCACCTGCTTCAGTCCAAGCACAAGGATCACCAGCGCAGGGAGTACCTGAAGGCGCACCAGTACCCCAAGCACCTGAACCAGATGCCCAAGGATTTACAGGGGGCGGTGGTGGAGACAATGGCGGTAACCAACCACAACAGCAAGCTGCACCACCTATTCAATAAAAGATCTATTAATGGATAAAGAATTTTACAGAAATCTTTTGATTTTGGTGAACGATAAAGATCAGTTCAAATGTCTACAAGATTACGCAGAAATCAGAATTAACCTTTTACTTCAACAGCTATCTACAGAGCGAGACATGGACACCATTGTTCGCTTTCAAGGCGCAATAGCAGAGCTAAGACGCTTTAGCACACTGCGTGAAGAAACTCTCAAAGGGGCTGAATGATGAATGAATTATTTACTATTTATTTTATTAACTGATTTAGGAACTCCTTTTATGGATGAAGGCTTTTTAAAACCCCAACCTAGACCAAACCTTCAAGTCGTAAAACCCCAACCTAGACCTGAAGAACCTACCTTTCAGATCAGCTTAGAAGACCTAGAGAAAATCGAAAGAGTTGTCTGGGCAGAAGCTAACACTGAGGGCGTTGCAGGGCGTGATGCTGTTAGAGGAGTTATCTTCAACAGATTAGCCTCTGATAGATTTGGTAACGATATAGATTCTGTATTAGTGGCAGGTGAATTTGAACCTATAGACACCTACAAAACAATAGATGCCATTCCAGTACCCGAAGACCAGTTACGAGAAGGAATACAAGAACTCGTTGATTATATCCAGCTAGGTAAAGACGGTTCTCAAGGTAGTACTTTTTTTCAAAACAGAGAAAGAACAGAAGCCAGAGGAACTTCCTTTGGCGGCTCCAATCCCTTGGTTATAGGCAAACACACTTTCTATGACGGTTACGAAGGACAAGAGCCAGTTACAGATATTAGAGGCTCTCACAACATTAAGGTAAATATAGAAATGGCAAAAAGTGATTTGAATTTAGCAGACAGCAAAAAGGGTCTTTCAGAAGAAGACATAAAAATGGCTGAAAACAAAGAACAAGCAGATGTCTCTGAAGGAGATACTAATGAAGATGGCTTTCTCAGCAATGCAGAGCGTGAAGTCCAACTAGCATTACAAAATAATGAAATAGTGGATGATGAAGATTTACCTGTAAAAATGTATCATGGGGGAATGGCTTGCGGTTGCGAAGGTGATTGTACCGGAGACTGTGGCTTTATGGGGTATGATGATGTGTCAGGAAACCCTATTCCTCTAGGTTCTTCTGCAGAGAATGTCAGAGATGATATTGAAGCAAATCTTAGTACTGGAGAGTATGTACTTCCAGCGCATGTAGTAAAATATCATGGCTTAAAGCATATCATGGGAATGCAAGCTGAAGCAGAAATGGGGCTAATGTCTATGAAGATGGATGGCCTTATTCAGAGTGTAGACGTTGAGGGTACTGTTGAATGCCCCATGTGTCAGGGGAGAGGTTGTGAGCATTGCGAAAACACAGGGTATCATTCGGATAAATCCGGTAGCGAAGGCACTGAGGAAACCGAAGTACAAGCCTCAGACGATACCGAACAAGAAGAAGCCGACGAGGAGGGAGAAACACCCGAAGAGATTCCATCAGAAGAGATGGATGTAGAGGTCGCTACAGTACAAGTAGACGATCAATTAGACGATGAAGAGGATAAAGAATTATCTCCTACATCAAAACCGCTACCAGCAATTATGAAAAAACAGAAATTTGTATTTGCTATTTGATATGGATACCCGACTTGTCGGACCCAGAAAGTTATAAATGGAAAAGAAACAAAAATACTCTCGCGCCCCTGAACCTGAAGATAACATGACTTACAGTGAAGAGTTAGCGGCACAACAGCAACCACAAGAACCAGTGGAGCAATTAAATGCTGAAGAAGAATCCTATAAAAAGCGTTATCAAGATATTCAAAGACATATCCAAACAGTGCGCGATCAGGCTGCACAACAAGTTGCCGACGTTCAAAAACAGCTTGATGCAGCGACTAGGAAACAAATTAAGTTTCCAAAAACTGATGAAGAAATTGCAGCATGGTCTAAAAAGTATCCTGACGTTGCCCAAATTGTTGATAGCATTGCCCAAAAAAGGGCTAATGAAGCTTTGGAGCTTGGTGAGCAAAGACTCGCAAAAGTAGAACAATTTGAGAAAAGTCTTCATAAGAAATCTGCAGAACAACAGCTTCTAGAAAAGCACCCAGATTTTGCATCTATACGTCAAGATAAACGCTTCCACGATTGGGTTGCCTTACAGCATCCTACTATTCAAGATAGCGTCTATAAGAACAACACAGATGCTTCATGGGCTGCTAGTACAATTGATTTGTACAAAGCTCAGACAGGCTATCGTAAAGGAAGCAAATCTGCAGCGCAAAGTGTTGGAAAGACAAACTCTTCTGCACCAACGGCTAATCCAAAAGCCATTTTCTCTGAGAGTATGGTACAGAAAATGTCTGACAGAGAGTACGAAGCTAACGAAGAAGCTATTCAAGCGGCTATCTCTTCCGGTAAATTCAACTATGATATTTCCGGTGCAGCCCGATAACTGAGGTTGTATATAACAATTAACTATTGTAAATAAAAACATTATATGTTATAATGAACGTATTATTAAATTAAGGCAGAGGACACTTCTTATTTAGAAGTATACCCGAAAGCCCACCCCCCAGATAAATTATTAACAAAGTCTACCAGTATCCATGAGAACCATGCTTGCGTGATACTCTCTGTTGGAACTGACACTGAGTCAAACTTATCTGATTTAGCTACCTCTTCTACTGGCACTCCCTTGAGTGGCACAGTTTCTGTAGTCGAGGTTTATTTAAGCCATTTCATTTAGGAGAATTCACAATGGCATTTCCAGCAGCATCAGGGTACACCAACCTTGCAAATGGGACATGGTCCCCAGTACTTTATAGCAAAAAGGTCCAGTTGGCCTTGCGCAAGAGTTCAGTAATCGACGCAATTACTAACACTGATTACACCAACGAGATCGCAAATTTTGGTGATAGTGTGAAAATTGTCAAAGAACCTGACATAACTATAACAGCTTACGAGAGGGGTACGACACTCGCAACCCAAGATCTCGTTGATAGCGATTTCACTATGGTTGTAGATCAAGCAAACTACTTCCAATTCGCAGTGGACGATATCGAAGAAGCGCACAGCCATGTGTCCTTCCAAGACCTTGCTTCAGACCGCGCAGGATATAAATTGCGTGACTCATACGATGCAGAAGTTCTTGGTTACATGTCTGGATGGAAGACACCTTCCAACTGGGTGCGTAATACTACAACTAACGGTACTAAAGCCAACTCAGGTGCAGGATCTGACGAATTACTTGCAGCAAACAAGTTGGATATCACTGATTTTGGTGGTTCTGATCTTGGTGGTACTGGCGAAGTAACATCTATTCCAATCGCCGCTGGCGGTGGAGCAGGTGGTATCACTTCACCTTTGGCTATAATGAACCGCATTGCCCGACAAATGGATCAGGCAAATGTAGACACTGATGGTAGATGGCTGGTTGTAGACCCTGTCTTCGCAGAAGTGTTAATGGACGAGTCAAGCAAGCTCATAAATTCTGACTTCGGTGGGGGTGATGAGATGCGTAATGGTCGTTTGCCAGGTACGATTAGAGGTTTCTCTATCTACAAGTCAAATAATCTTCCATACGAAGGTACAGGCGCTGGCGTGTCAGCGGCTGCAGGTTCAGAAACTAACTTTTCTGTTCTAGTAGCTGGTCACGCTTCTGCAGCAGCAACTGCAGAGCAGATTGCTAAAACAGAGACTTTCCGTTCACCAACTACATTTGCAGACATTGTTCGCGGAATGCAGTTGTATGGAAGGAAAATACTTCGTCCTGAAGCTCTTTTCACAGCAAACTATAACTTAGCATAATACCTAAGTCAATAAAAGGGGCTGGTTTTATACTGGCCCCTTGTCACTATTTTAGGACATTTTATTAATGGCTTCTACTTATATAGATCTTTGTAACAAAGTATTACGTCGTTTGAATGAGGTAGAGATAGCTTCGGCTGAATTTGCTAATACTAGAGGTATACAAAGTCTAGTAAAAGACGCGGTACAAGCCGCCGTAAGTAAAATTAATCAGGCTGAATATGAATGGCCTTTTAATGCTGCAGAGTTTAGCCAAACACTTACTGCAGGGCAGACAGAATATACTTGGCCTACCGCTTATAAAAAAGCTGATTGGAACAGTTTTCAAATCCAAAAAGATTCCAGTTTAGGGGCTTCTTTTAAATCTCTAGGCTATTTAGAACGAGATGATTGGTACGCTAATCATAGAGATGCAGATTACGAAGCTGGTAGCGCCGGACGAGCTATACCCGATAATGTATTCCCTTCTCATGGCAACGGCTTTGGAGTAACTCCCTCTCCCAATAAAGCTTACACAGTAAAATTTAGATATTACTTAAACTATACAAATCTAACTGCTTTTAGTGACGTAACTAGAATACCTGAAAGCTTTGATACTGTTATAGTAGATGGTGCTTTATATCATTTGTATATGTTTAAAGACAACTTGGACGCAGCCAACGCTGCATATCAAGCGTTTATGCTAGGTATTAAAGATCTTCAAACACTGTTCATAAATAATTTTGAGTACATTAGGGATACAAGGGTAGCCTTTTAAATGGCAGATCAAATTGAGTCCTTTAAACTAATATGTAGTGGCGGTCTGAATAGTAATGAAAACCACTTAGACCTATCAGACAATAAGTCTGGTTCTGCTACAAGATTAGTTAACTTTGAGCCAAGCCTCTATGGTGGGTATAGGCGCATCGAAGGCTATCATCATCTAGGTGGTCTAGATACTACGGTTGGCGGCTCAAGTGCAGAGGGTGCGGTACTAGGATTAGCTCTCTACAAGAATGAACATATAGGAAATCCTTATTTTATAGCCGCTAGAAAAGATGTAGGCGCAACTACATATAAGTTCTATAAATTTATTCCTTTTTCAGGTTGGCAGGTAATAGCAAACCAGCCTGTTAGAAACACAGTTTCTGGAAGCTTGAGCGTTATTAAAATAAGGCAAGTTCAATTTGATTGGGGTGCTGGATCTAGCATTTGCTTTGTAGATGGGGTCAATCCTGCAGTTATTTTTGATGGAACTAATTGGTACGAGCTACAACAAGCTAATTCTGGCGGTACTAGCAGTCCAGGTGGTAACCAACTTGTAGATGCCCCTTCGATAGTAGGAGAATATCAGAACCATCTCTGGGTTGGTGGTGATCTAACATCAAGAGCTACTATAAGGCACTCTGCACCCAATGATCCCTATACTTGGACTTCGGCTGCAGGTGGGGGATCTCTAAATCCTGCATTTAATGTAGTACAAATAAAACCTTTTAGAGATGACCTGTTCGTATTCGGAACAAACTCTATAAAGAAAGTGGGAACAAGTAAGAACTCTTCAGGTGGTATTACTTTTGCCTTAGAGAGTGTGACTAACAACGTAGGTTGTATAGCGCGAGACAGCGTAGTTGAAATTGCAGGTGACCTACTCTTCTTAGCACCAGACGGTTTTAGACCTGTATCCTCAACATCTAAAATTGGTGACGTAGAGCTAGAGACAGTAAGTAAAGCAATTCAAGTTACTTTAGTAAATCTAATTAAAAACAACGATGCAGATACAGTTAATTCCGTAGTACTAAGAAGTAAAAGTCAGGTCAGGTTCTTTGTCGGAGACTCTACTACCCCACAAATAGACAGTTATGGAATAATTGGTGGGTTATATGACAAGCAAGGTGCTATAAATTGGTCTTTTGGGGAACTATCTGGAATTAGAGCTTCATGCACTGAATCTGGCTATATTGGCTCAGAGGAGCATGTGGTTCATGGGGATTATGACGGTAAAGTCTATCAGCAAGAGAAGGGTCAAAGCTTTGCAGGAAACAACATACTTGCAGTATATAGCACCCCTTACTTAGACTTTGGCGATACAGAAGTTAGGAAGACACTCCGCAAGGTAAATACATTTGTAAGAGCCGAAGGTCCAACGACATTCTTTTTATCACTTGATTATGATTGGGGTGATTACAATACCAGTAAGCCCTCAGAATATACCCAAGCATCTACTGGTGGTCCGGTTACATATAATGCACTTAATTTAGACTACGGAGATGCCAACGCCCTCTACGGCGGCAACTCAAAACCAATTCTTACGGCTGACGTTCAAGGATCAGGTTTTTCAACAAGAGCAACCTTTGTGACAGTGGGTCAATCAGAACCCTACTCTATCCAAGGGTTAGTATTTGAATTTTCGATTTCGGGGAGAAGGTAGAACATGGCAGGATATACTCGCCAATCTGTAAGCCAAATCATAAATGGCGCGGATATCACGGCTCCACCACTCAATGCTGAATTTAACCAACTTTTAGCAGCGTTTGAAGCAACAACAGGACATGGTCATACTGGTGCTACAGGAGATGCTCCACAGATACCTCTAGCGACTTCCGTATCTGGGTTTCTACAAGCCGCTAATGGTGGTAGCGGTGGTAAGAATAACTTTTCTACAAGCAATCCTACTATTACAAATGATACCACTCAGAGTTATGCCGTAGGATCTCTCTGGATAAATACTTCTACAAAAAAAATATTTATATGCGCTTCTGCTACAGCTTCTGCAGCCGAATGGCATGAGGTAGTAGCCAATACTGGTACAAGTATAACCCCGACAGTAACCAACACAGTAGATATTGGTTCCTCTAGTTTAAAATATAAAGATTTACACCTTGCAGGAAATGCTAATGTTGCAGGTATTAGTACTTTAGCTCAACTAAACTCTACCACTTCAACTTTAGGCTCAGTAACCGTAGGCGGCTCTGGAAGCAACGGATCAATCAACGGTGTCGTAATAGGGTCTACAAACCCAACGGCTATATCTGGCACAACGGTTTCTGCCTCTAGCGGTTTTACTGGTGATCTTACTGGTAATGTAGCAGGTAACTTAACCGCCTCTTCTGGTACATCTACTTTTAATAACGTAGCCATTAACGGAACGCTGACAGGTAATCTTACTGGCGGTATTACTGGTAACGTCACAGCTACGACAGGATCATCTACTTTTAATGATGTGACCATCAACGGCACTCTTAACATGGATGCAGGTACGACAGGCACAATTACTAACCTGACAACGCCTACTAATACAAATGATGCTGCGACTAAGGGCTATGTAGATACACAAGTTACTAACTTACTGGACTCTGCACCTGCTACTCTAAACACTCTCAATGAACTAGCGGCTGCACTAGGAGATGATGCAAACTTCTCCACTACGATTACAAACAGTATAGCCACAAAACTACCTCTGGCAGGTGGCACTATGACAGGTGCTATCGACATGGGTAGTCAGAAGATTACGACTACTAGTACGCCTACTAATACTGCAGACGTTACAAATAAATCTTACGTAGATACACAAAGAGATACTAGGGTAGCTAAAACAGGTGACACCATGTCTGGTGTCCTAAACATGAACAGTAACACTGTTTCAAACTTGCCTACCCCTAGTGCTACAGGAGATGCTGCAAACAAGGCTTATGTAGACTCCGTTGCAGGTAGTGCTTCAGCGGCTGCATCTTCTGCTACTGCAAGTGCAAACAGTGCGGCTGCAGCCCTTGCCTCAGAGCAAAATGCTGCTACTAGTGCTACTACGGCACAGTCTGCAATCACTGCATCACAGAACTTTTTAGATACATACTTTGTGTCGGCTACCGCACCCTCTGGCTCAAATTTATCCATAGGAGATTTATGGTTCGACACAGCCTCAAATATTATGAAGGTGTATGGCTCTGGCGGTTTTCAATCTGCAGGTTCTTCGGTCAACGGTACGGCTGAAAGAAAAGACTATGTAGTAGGTACAAGCAGCGGTTCATATACTGGTTCTACAACTGTATTCCCTGCCACATATGACCCCACTTTCTGTGACGTGTTTATGAATGGTTTGCGCTTAGACCCTGCCTCAGACTTCACTGCTACAAATGGTACTAGTGTGACCTTGGCTTCAGCGGCTGCTACTGGAGATTCTGTTGGTATCGTCAGCTATGGCACATTTAGTTTAGCTACACACTATACACAGACTCAATCTGACGCCCGATATGCTCAACTCACTGGAGCTACGTTTACTGGTGACATAGACATGGGATCAAACGACATTACCACTACTGGTAAAGTGTTATATTCTAATCTTTATTCGCAATTATCTGACCTTCCTTCTGCTAGTACATACCACGGCGCTTTTGTGCATGTGCATAATACTGGCCGTTTTTATGGGAGCCATGCAGGTCAGTGGATTCCTCTTGTCCAAGAAGATGGTTCTGGTGGTGTTAAACTTGGTGACAACTGGACAGTAACCGAAAGCGGTGGAAGCCTTTATTTCTCAACAGGCGGCACAAACAAAATGAAACTTGATGCTAGTGGCAACTTAGATGTTGTCGGCTCAGTAAACTCAAACGCAACAATCACCTAGTAAGGATACGAAGATGGCGATAAAAGTTGGCGGCACAGAAGTTGTAAGCAACAGTCGTGAATTAAAAAACATTGCAACCATAGACAGTGGAACAGTCACCGCATTTAACTCTGCGCTTAATACTGACCCAACTAAAGGTACTCTTACAAAGACGTTTGTCCAAAACGAAACGGCTGAGATAACACTAAGCTCTAATGTAACTGTAGGGCCAGTAGTTAGTGTTACAAAAGAAGTACCGCAAACAGGCGTATCAACTAAGGGTAACTGGGATGTAAATTCTACAGCAAGTAACTACGACCTTCACAATACGGCTGCAAATGTGACGCTTACGCCTACCTCCACTGCAAACTTTGCAGCTACAAGTAATGCTGCTAATTCGTTTACTCAATCGTCTAGTGCTTACAATTCTGAGGTTGGTGGTGCATATCCACAAGGCTTTTCTTGGGCAGGTAATGGTATGTACTATTACATTGCAAACGGCAAAGATATTTATAGATATGAACTTACAACTGCCTACGATTTAACAACTGCTAGTTTAAGTAGTAATCAGTCGTTTGATACTGCAGGAACTTTTAACCAAGACATTGCTGATTTGTACGTTACTAATGATGGTACTAAACTTTTTACTGTTCATGGTTCTAATAGCAAATATGTTTCTAGATACACAATGAGTACAGCGCATGATCTGGCTAACATGAGTTATTCTAATAATGTAAATTTACAAAGTCACAGCGGAAATACATTAGCAGTTCCAAACAGTGTTACGTTTAAGCCAGATGGCACAATAATGTATATTACAGATCATAATTCTGCAATATTTTCATATTCAATAAATCCGTCTTATCCCTTTAATATGGGGTATGTCACTGGACAGACAGGTGCAGAAGGATTTGGTTCAGAAATATCAAACTCAAGTGGTGTAAGAGGTTCTGCTTTTACTTCTGATGGAACTAAAATGTATATCTTAGATGATAGTGCATCTGAAAATATAGTTGAATATAGTTTAAGCACCGCATGGGATATTACTACTAAATCTTACACTAATAATAGTTTTCACTATAAACCCTTGTTGGCTACACACTTAGATAATGTTCCAAGTTTAACTTTAATTAACGACAATGCGTTTGTTTTTCTAGATAACAATCATGCTAAAGTACGCAAGGTAACAATGGGTGCTACAAATTCCCTAGTTCTAGGCAGTGGCTCATTCGCATCCACAGACGTAGGTAAACGCATAGTCGGCAATGGCGGTGATGTAATCCTAACAGCTACGTCAGGCACATTCGACACAACAGGCGGCTCTGCTTTCACCGATAGCAGTACAATAGCAGCAGGTAGTTGGTCTATGTTTGGGCTGAAATCAGCAGGGGATGCCGATGGTATTACTTTAGCAGGGGTTACTCAAACAGGTGCACTGGATATTAATGCAGCAACTTATACTTCCAAAACAAAAAATATAGCACAAGACAATGACCCAAGAGGTTTGCGATTAAATAATGACGGCACAAAAATGTTTGTTATGGGAAACCAAAACGATGAAGTATTTGAATATAGTTTATCAACAGCATACGATGTAAGTACCGCAAATTATGGTAATATTAGTTATGTTTTAAATGGCCCTACAAATTCTTTAGACGTTCTTTTTAATAACGATGGAACTAAAATGTATGTGCCAAGTTCCTCGCCATCACCTTCAAGGGTATATGAATACAATCTTACTACACCTTTTAGTTTAAGTAGCGGTGTTTCAACTGGGAATACTTTGAATATAAGTGGGCAAGGCGGTTCTACATCATGTCATGGCATAACATTTAATAATGATGGAACTAAATTTTATGCAGCCATAAGCACTAGTACTGTATATCAATATAACTTAACGACTGCTTACGATATTTCTACCGCTTCATATTCCAATAAATCTTATAATGCTAGTAATTATGTGAATGACATATCTGGTGTAAATTTCAATAGTGATGGCACTAGTATGTATTTATTTGATAATGCTGCTGATGCTTTTTATCAGTATAGCTTAACTACTGCTTACGATATTTCTACTGCATCTTATGCTAATAAAAGTTTAGCTACAAGTGCTCGAGATTCAGAATCAGAAGGGTTTTGTTTTGCTGACAATTTTACAAAATTGTATATTGTTGGGTCTAGTAATAATAGGGTTTATCAATATGATACCGCCTTTACTGAAACATTCATACAACCCACAGCCCAATACAACGTAGCAGTAACCAACACTTCTGGTCGCATAGACAGTTCAGCATTCACAGACATTAACGGAATGACAGCCGCACAAAGCGCAGGGACAGGCACAGTTAACTACGCAGTCAGTACTGATGGCAGAACAACTTGGTCTGTTAATAAGGGTACTGATGGTGTCAGGCCGATTGTCAGGAATAATAGCGGTACATGGCAGTATAATAATAACGCAGGTACTTCTAACAGCAATGACTTATCTGTAGCTGCGTATAACAATGACTCTTTTACATTTTCTAATGTAGGAGGAACTTATACAGTAGGTGCTTTTTGGTCTACCGATGGCACTAAAGTTTTTATTATGAAAGGTAATTACGTTGCAGAAGCTCGTTTAACTACAGCTTATGATTTAAGTACTGCAACTTATCAAGATAACCATGATTTAAATTCTCAAGACGCTTATCCATTTGGTTTTTGGATGAACAGTACTGGCACTAGAATGTATGTTAATGGTGGTTCTAACGACACTATTTTTCAATATAGCCTCTCAACTGGTTTTGACATAAGTGGTCTTTCGTACATAGGCAACAGTGTTAATGTCCAAGCTCAAGATACCGAAAACAGGGGTATCTGGTTTGGGCCAGAAAATGCAAGTAATGAACCAACTAAAATGTTTATGGTAGGCGGTGCAAATAACACTGTCTATGAATACAATTTTACTAGCCCAGGAAGTTTAAGTTCAACTTCCTATAATAATGTAAGTTTTTCTGTAGCATCACAGCAAGGTGATTGTAGTGGTTTAAGTTTCTCAGCCGATGGAACGAAAATGTTTATTATAGGCAGAAGCCCAGAGGGTGTGCATCAATACAATCTTACTACAGCATGGGATATTTCAAGTGCCAGTTATGCTAACATATATTATGATACGACAGGTTTTATAACAACACCTTACAGTGGCAGTGTTAGTAGCAATGGTGAGCATTTAGTTATAGCAGATGAAAGCTCTGGGTATATTTATAATATTTCAATAGGTGGTTCATCATACGCTACTACAGCAACATGGGCTAACGGTACAGTAAACGATGAACTCTACACCCTTCAACAAGCTCTAACTGCACAGTCTCATAATCGCATGGATAAAACACAACTAGACGCCATCCCAGATGCCAACCATTTCGCTACTGGCACAAGTCTAGACCTGATGATTGCGCTTAGGTTGGATACGGCTGCGTCTACGCTGCCAACCAGTGATGGCGTTACGTTAAATTATGATGCGGCTGTACTGAATGAGGGTGCAGTATTGGGTACGGATTATGACTTCTTTCACCCTGCTGCCAATAAGGTGCAGATTAAATCGTTGGCTGCACAGAACCTTAAAGTAAGAGTTGTATAGGAGATATAAATGTCTAGAGCTAGGGATTTAGCTGACTTCATTAGTACTGGTAATACACCCAGTGGCATCCTCGCAGACGGTGCGATAGCTGTTGGCGAGATAACTGGCGTAACTGTTTCGGCAACTGAGATAAACCGTCTAACAGGGGTTTCGTCAGATGTTCAAACTCAGATAAATACTAAGGCGGCTACCTCTAGTCTCGCGGCTGTAGCAACCTCTGGGGCAGCATCTGACGTAAGCGGATTAGCCACAGTAGCAACCTCTGGTGCTTACTCAGATGTAACTGGAACCCCAAGTCTGGGAACAGCATCAGCCCTCAACGTAGGCACTGGGGCAAACAACATTCCTCAATTGGATGGATCAGGAAAGTTACCTGCAATTGATGGATCAAATTTAAGCGGAGTTTCGGCAGGTGTAAGTGCCGCCAAAGCTCATTACTTGGCAACGGCATAAGGAGATAACAGATGGCAAGTGGAAGATTAGGTTCTGCCTTAGTCGGGGCAAGTAGAACATTAACAGTTTATGATAATACTAGCGGTTTTTCAGCGGCAATATCGTTCTTAGCTAGAATGAAAAGTACTACCTCTAATGGTACTATCTCAGTAATCCTAGATAATAGCAGTACAGCGCCTGAAGCACTGTCTCAAATTAGCACAACCAGTTTTAATAAACAGGTTTTAAAACTTTTCTATAACTCAGTTACACCTTCATCTGTATCAAGTGTGACAGGAAAATTTGAATATAACACTTACGGACAATCAGATAGAGGCGTTCAGCTTACAGAATTGCCAAGTGGTACTGTTACTGGTAGCAGCGGAACCTCTTCTAATGTTAATCCTTTGTGGATGACTTCTAGTTGGAGTGATTGGGGAATAGGAACGTCACCCAGTAATAATCTTATTGGATTAACTAGAGGAGATAGTAATGGATCAGTGCGTTATTATACACAGGCTCAAATCGATAGCGCAGGAGTAGCCTACACTAAGTATCAGATAAATGGACAATCCTACTCTGCCCCATCAGGCACTTATGACAATGCAACTAGTAGCACTTATGCAGCTAAGTATGGGTCTTTTGACCCCTATTGTAACTTACAGCCTTATTTTACATGTAACTCAAGCGCATATATGGGTATGGTATATCTCAACCCAAACGGAAACCAAGCTAGTAGTCATGCAAGGTCTAGCAACAGCTTAATGTACAATTACATAAGTAGCCAAGACCCTGGAGATAACAGTGGCGTACAAAAACATAGTATTTGGGCTTCTGGGGGTATAGCTCTTTTTGGAAATCAATATAGCCAAACAATGTATATTGTTTGCTATGGAAGAAATGTACCTACTGTCCAAGTAATGGAACAAGTAATTGAGGATAACCCAACATCATCAGGTAATTACCCTCTACATTACAAAGTCAGTCCAGGAAATAACAAAAACTCAACCGGAAATTACACAGTAAATTTCTTTGAGTATAACCCTAATACACAAAAGTCATATGCCTTGATGCTTTGGGATGGCTCTAGAAGAATGTTGGAATTTGATGTTGCTGCTTGGGAAGCAAAATTAGCAGCGGATGATGGTACTACTGGAAACTCAGTACAAAGTTTAGATACTACTATATCAGCAGGTCTTATAACTGATATATCTACACAGGTTCCTTCTTTTATGTTAGCCGCACCAGTGAGATTGGGCGGGCCAATTGTGAGAACTGCTAAAAGTAGATGGATAGTGCCTCTTAGGTCTGGCAGTACTTATAATATTTACGAAACTGCAGATTTTAAGACTTATACACTTTATGATACTACTGCAAATTATACTGAAACGCTAGATAATGAAACGATAGTTTTATCTGACGGTACAGATACAGATAAAATTACAAGTAGTTTTGATTCATTAGACCAAGCAGGTCTTATAGAGCATCAAACATCTTTTAATGATTATGAAAGAACAGGGTTAGTCATATCAAATAATGACAGGGTAATTGTTCGTAATCATGGCAGTGAAAATGTAGCATTTAATGTGATGGGCTATGAGGAGACTTCCTAATGGGTCGAATAATTAAAACAGTTTCGGCTGATGGGTCTTCTGGTTCTGGCGCAGCATCAGGGTTATCTAGTACAGATGTTACAACGCTTATTCAAAATAATGGCGAGTTTACCCTTATTAAAACTTACCCAATAACATCAAACATAAATGCATTTACAATCCCTGCTGCTGATGTGGATCAGACCCAGTATGATGTTTTTAAGTTCTTATGTAAGGGAAATAAATGGCACTCAAATGGGCAGTGGTATTTTTATGCAGGGGGGAATGGATTTTCTACTATCTCTTGGTATGGAACTGGCAGAAATACTTATAATCAAAATGAAGGGTATGTAGGAGGACAGATAAATTCTTCAAATGCTAACTTTAATATGGAATTTACTTTTCGTTGGATCAACGGATATATTCATGCAGATGGATGGCAGGGTCAGGCACAAAAAGGTGGGTACTGGGAGCACTTTCGTAGATTTAATATGATCGGCACTACTAGCGCAGGTACTCATGCTACAAACAACGGATTAGAAATGAGAAATTTTTATCTAGGCACAGGTACAGGTTTAGGTAATCAGTGGGATGATAAAGTCTACCTTTATGGTATGAAGAGAGTGAGTTCGTAATGCCGCAATATAAACAAATTGGTGCAGAAGTAATTGAGCTTACAGAAGAAGAAATTGCTGAAATGGCAGTAGCTGCTACTAAGGGTCTTACAATTGAGAATAGACATACTCGAAATCAGCTACTTGCAGACAGCGATTGGACACAAGCCAACGACAGCCCACTGAATAACGAGGCTAAAGTGCTTTGGGCTACATATAGATCCTCTTTAAGGTCACTCCCAGAGCATGAAAACTGGCCTAGCCTAGAAGATGCAGATTGGCCTACAAAACCATCATAACCACTTGCAAACTATTGTCATAACTGTTATACTCAATTAAAGATTTATTAAACAAAATCAAGGTACTTATGACAGAAACATCAGAGTTTCGGTCAGTCCTTTTAAATCCACAAGAAGTTCTAAAACTTTGGCCCCAAATATCTTCAGATATAGAGAAAGCCTTAGAACACTCAGTAAATGAACTCAGCGTATTTGAACTATGCCAAAAGGCTTTAAGTGGACATATACATATTTGGCTGACCTTAGACAGTAACAACAAAATAGTCTGCACAACTACAACCAGAATTTTTACATACTCAAGCCACAAATCCCTTCAAATAATTACTTGCACTGGTAATAGCAGAAAGTGGGATGAGTTTTTTCAGCAACATAAAACTGTAGAAGATTTCGCAAAACAAAACGGTTGCTCAAGTATCCAAATTTGGGGTCGCAAAGGTTGGCAGCGGCAACTCAAGAAACTGACTAGTAGTACAGGAAATAAATACAAAACTCTCTACTACGTTTATAATATGGAGATTTAAAAATGACATTATACAACCCACTTATGCCGTGGATGCAACCTCGAAACAGTGGGTTGATTGTATTCAAAGGTGAGACAGGAGCTTCGGTTGAAGAGGTTCAAAGCATAACAGATGATGCAACCTCTACTGTTACTGGTGCTATCGATGATGCAAGTGCAGCCGCAGGTTCAATACTAGGATCAGCGTCTGAAACAGGCACTACTACTGGTAATACAGGAGACTTTACTACGGCTGTTGTGACTAATACTGATGCAGATGGTAATGTTACTACCACTGGCGGTGATAAGGTAACCTACGGTGGTAACGAAGTTGGTGTTACTGATACTATTAAAGGTGATACTGAAACAATTATTGGTCAGGGTAGTACAACCCAAGACTTAATCAATAAACGCTTCGATTCCTTTGGGGGTGGTGGCTCAACAACAAATATTGTTAACGAAATTGATACAAGTGACTTAGCAAAAGTAGATCAGGTCAATCAAGGCTTTTCTACTTCGGTTGCTAATCAGTCCTCTATATTAGGTGGTCAAAGTAATTTAGCCCAAGGACAATCAGGTTTAGCAAAAACTCAAACTGATATTTTAGGTAATCAGGTAGGTATGCAAACAGGCATAGACACAGCCAATACTGCTCTTACAGGATTAGGATCTGCAGTAACTGACGTACAGACAGGGGTCGATACAGCTAATACAAATCTAGGTAATCTAGGTAAAGACGTAAGTGAGGGCTTTGCAGGTCAACAGAAACAAGTAGCCAACATGCAGCAAGCGGTTTTAAGTGGTCAGGTTTCAATGACAGACGTATTGAATGCAATGCGAGATGAGCAAACTACGCAGTATGGAGATCTTTCAGCTAATCAGGCTACCATAACGGATACTATAGGTGGTATTCAAACAGGGTTGGGTACATTAAGATCAGATCAACAAAAGGCAAATACTCTAGCGGATCAATCTAGGGCAGAACTAGCTAAGACAGTCACTGGTGGATTTGATGCTGTAACCGAAAACCAAGCGTCACAACAAAATCAGGCAGCTAAGAATGCAGACGCATCACTGGCTAACCAAGCTGCTATCCAACGACAGGCATTACCACAGTCATTAGCTACATTTGGGGCTACTGCAAAACAATTAGCCAGTGGTCAGGCTGCTAGTGGTGACGCTACTCCTCAACAAACAGATTTCTTAAATAGGTTAGCTACTATTAAGCAGATACTATCTACACAAGGTACTAACTTGGATGCTAGTATTCGCGCAGAGTACGCAACTATAGCTAATGCTTTCGATAACGATGGTACGCTAATTCCTGCATCAATTAACGAGAATGGTAATCAAGTTAGGCGCGGCATGGATAATGCTGACATGCTTATCACTAATACTTACAACGCCCAAGGTGGTTTAGCTAATCAAAAGAAAAGTGATTTAAACCAACTAATGGCTGCATTAGATACGATGGGCTATCGTCAACAAGGTAGTCAATCAGGCGGCTTATCAGCCAATGGGCAAGGCATAATGTCTGCTCAACAAAATCAACCATTTATTCAACAAAATTAAAAGAACTAAGGAGCATTTAATGCACCCTGTAAAGATTTCAGAAGACGGTATTAATTTAGTGAAGAAGTTTGAAGGACTTCATAGAGTACAACCAGACGGTATGGTGAGCGCATATCGTTGTCCAGCCGGAAAATATACATGTGGTTGGGGCGCGACTCGCGGAGTACGCAGCGGTACTAAGTGGACAAAAGAATACTGCGAGATGCGTCTTATCGAAGACTTAGCAGAGCATAGTAAAGCTGTTAAGAAGTACGTCCAAGTACCTCTATCTCAAGGACAATTCGATGCGCTTACCTCTTTTGTATTCAACTTAGGTGAAGGTAACTTCCGTAGTAGTTCACTTTTGCGCCTTCTGAATCAAGGAAAATACGATGATGTGCCTGAGCAAATCATGCGTTGGAATAAAGCTAGGGTCGATGGAAAGCTTACTCCACTAAAAGGTCTTACAAGACGTAGGGCTGCAGAAGCCGCAATCTTTTCTAGAGATGCTGCTATGCCTTCGGATGATGGTGGTCCAGAAATGCCCCAGAAAGTTACTGCAGAAGCTCCTAAAAGTTTAATGAAAAGTAAGACAATGGCTGGCGCAGGAATTGCTGGTGCAGCGACAGGACTTAATGAAGTAGCAGGTCAAATGCAAAGCTTGTTACCCTACGCTGATAGTCTAAAAACCATCTTCTTAGTATGTGCAATTGGCGGCATAGCCCTAGCAGCCTACGCCAGATGGAAAGACAATAAAGAGGGCATCCACTAGTGTTTATTTTTAGTAAGATCAAAACTTACATCATTGGTGCATTAGCGGTGGCTATTCCAATCATTTATGTGATGGGCAAAGTCGTTGGAGCTAATAAAGAAAAGAATAAAATACTTAAAGACGATCTCCAAGCCTCTAAGAAAAAAACAGACTTTTATAAGAAAATGGCAGAGCATGAAAAAGATAGTATTACTGATCGCCCTAGTCTCATTAAGCGGCTGCGCGGAAACGGTCTATAGGACCGACTTAGAAATTTATTGCCCACCAGTGGAACAGTACTCAGAAGAGTTCACTGAAATTCTGGCTGCAGAGCTAGATGTTTTGCATGAAGACTATGAGGCAATTCCTGAAGTGGTGACAGATTATATACTACTGCGTGATCGTATTCGCCAGTGCAATGCTGAGAAGGAAGAACTATAATGGGATTATGGTCAGACACATTTGGTGGGGGAAATTCTCTACAACAATCTATAGCTAATGTTACCACACCTGGTGATAACACAACTTATGTTGGTGGCGTTCTTACGAATAACGACACAAATCAGGCAGTAGACGATAGCAATGCAGTAGTAGGTAATGACGGTAGTATTTTTACAAATAATTCTTCAAGTGGAAATGACGGTAACGGTGGATCTAATAATAACGTAGGCGGTGCACCATCTGGTGGCTTTCTATCATTCTTAAACCCAGTATCTATTATAGGTAAACTATCAGGTTGGGCTAATGGCCTAGACCCAGAGAATGATGCTAATACATCTATAAATGGAAGAGAATACTACACCAGTTCAGATGGTATGGTATATACATACAACGCACTTGGTCTTCCCTATGAAGTTGTGCAGGGAGAAGATGGTAACTTTGTAGACAAACTATCAGTCGTGGACGAAGAAACAGGTCTAACTGGATATCAGCAACTAGCCCAAGATTTAAAAGATAGTGGCGATGATGAAGGTGCAGCCCAAGTCCTACAGGAAGAACAGCAAAATGCTGATAATGTTGAAATAGAAAAGACTGTGGCAGAGCAAGTACTGGAGTGGGCTAAGTCTACAGGAATGAATCTTCAAAATACAGATATCAAAGCAATCATAGATGATCCCAATAAGTTTCTAGCAGATAGAAATATGGTTCTTGAGGATGTAGTACCTACGCTAAATGCCAACGCTGCAGGAACTAATATATTAGGGAGTGACCCTAAGTACTCTCTTGGTGAAGCAGATGCTTTAAATATAAAAACTGCTACTGCAGGAGATGCATCTACAATTGGCTCTGTTACAGCGGCTACACCAGTATCCTACAAAGCTAGTACAAATCTAGATAAGATGGATTCTTCGTTTGATGTTAATGCAGCAACAGGAACAATAGATGATGACAATCTAGTAGATGCTTCAACTATAGTCACTGATATGCAAGGTGCAGCTACTGGTCGTAATGCGGATGGTACAATCAATTATAGTGGTATAGCATCTAATGATTATGCTACTCAGAAGTTTAGCTCAATCATTGATACCTCTACGGTATCCGGCAAGAATTTAGCAAAGGCTCTTGGTGAGGGTAACTATCTAGACGAAAAAGCTACAATTGCTGGTCAGATGAAAATCATCTCTGAGCAATTTGTTAATGCTCAAGGTCAAGCTGTAATACCAAAATGGGCGCAGAAGATGGCTAGATCAGTAGCCCAAACAATGGCTTTCGATGGTATTAGTGGATCAGCCCAGACCTCTGCAATGGCTACGGCTATTATGGAAGCAACGCTAGGTATAGCAGAAAGAGAAGCTACATTCTTTCAGACACTTACAACAAAGAATTTAGACAACCGTCAGCAAGCTATAATCAATAAAGCAAACATATTATCTCGCTTTGAAGTAGCTAATCTAGGCGCACGACAGGCGGCTGCAGTACAGAATGCTAAGTCTTTCTTAGAGATGGACTTAAAGAACCTAACTAATGAGCAACAAGCAGAAGTAATAAACAAACAGGCTAAGACTCAAGCTTTGTTTGAAGATAGTAAGATCATTAATGCCCAGCGCCTATTCACTGCAGAACAAACAAATGATTTCAATAAGTTCTACGATGAATTAAATGTAGCCGTTCAGAAGCATAACTCCTCTGAGATTAATGCTATGAAGAAGTTTAACGCTGGTGAGATCAATGACACCAGAGAGTTTAACGCAGAGCTAGAAGACTCCAGAGCAAGGTTCTATGCAAATATGCAATACAACATAGATTCTGCTAATGCTAAATGGAGACAAGAAGTTACTGTAAAACAATTTCAAACTACTTGGGATGCTATTAGTACAGACGTAAAGAATTCTTTAGATCTATCTACTGAAGGCATGAACCAACTATGGGATCGAACAGACAGTTTATTAGATTTTGTATTTAGAAAAAGTGAAGGTGACGCTAATCGTGAAGTTACCTTAATAGGATCACAGCTACAGGCTCAAGCCCAACAATCCGGCGGCTCAAGTTGGTGGGAAACTATTTTGGGTATTGGTGGTACTCTATTAGGAACAGACGCAGGTAGTTCAGCGGCAATTAAATGGCTTAAAGGTCTGAGTGATATTAGACTTAAAAAGAATGTCCGTAAGATAAATACTGTAAATGGTATTAATATATACTCATGGGAATGGAATGATGAAGGTATTCGTCTAGGCGCAGACCAAGATCATACTACTGGTTTTATAGCACAAGACCTTATGAAAACTCACCCAGAAGCAATCTCTACACATGATAGCGGCTACCTGATGGTCAACTATAAGGCGGTACAAAATGGACTTCAATAAAGCAATTAAACAATCGATCTCTAATTTCTTAGAAGGTCGAGTTCCCAAAGCCTTAATGGAACTTAAAGAAGGCGAACTTATTTACACCCCTGAATATTTTGATGCTCTTGAAGAAGACTTAAAGAATGAGCCTGAAGTCAAGAAAGAGGATGATATAGATGAAGTTTGAAGGACCAATTCCAGGCGAGAACTATTTAACAGATACTAAGAATTACCCTTGGCATCGTCCACCTGATTTAGTGGACTACGACGAAGCTGTTTCTTACATGTTAGATAAGATAGATGAGCCGGAGCAGATAGAATTAGTATTTGCTATGCTGCAGATAGAGGCTCATGTAGCAACTGTAGTAAGCACCCTACTCCTTCAAGGCATATCGAAGGGTAAATTCTCTATAGATCTGGCTATGTTAATGGCTGGTCCTCTAGCACGATATATTGAGATAAAAGCTAATAATTCTGGAGTTAAACATAAGATGGGGGTTGAGAAAGATGATCGCATGGTTCTCACCCCTACTCTACTAAAAGCCGCTCTTGGGATAGTAGAACAGCCTGAAGAAGAGTCAGAAGAAATTAAGTCTTTAAGAGAAGAAGCTGGTCCTAACGAAATCACTCAAGAACAGATGATGGGTCTAATGTCTATGCCTCAGAATACTGGGGCTGCACCTGCAGCGGAGCAAGCTGAGATGCTTGGGCAAGTAGAAGAAGATCCAGAAGAAGAGCTAGAAGAGGAGCCTGTATAAGATGGGTTGGCAAACAGAAGCAAAAAAAATACGCGCTGGTCTAGCTAGAGGTGATTACCAGAAGAAACGTAATTATGCAGATGCATTTATGAAACCTTTTGTTAGAGGTATTGAACGGCAAGAAGCTGCGCGGATTGTAGAAGAAAGAGAAGAGAGAGCTAGGGTAGCAAGGGAAGAAAAGGAAGATGCAGATAGGCAGAGGGCGCTAGATAAGGCAGATGCTGCAAGACAGGACATGGTAAGCTTAATAATAGCACAAAATAATATAACGCCTACTCCTGAAATTAATAAACAATTAATGACTATAGCTAAATCAGGAAACTTCACAGACGCTGGTAAATTTCAAACATACTTTGATGAGTACATTAAATATGATCAGGGTAAATCGGATGCTCCTCTTAATCAGATACAGGGGAGCTTGCCCCCAGAAATGAGGGCTAGAGAGGAAGCTATTGAGAAGAATAAACAACGGATTCTTAATAATCCTGAAAATAAAGCAGTGATTGAGTCAGGTGAATATACTGAGCAAGAGATAAATGATCTTGCAGGTGACTTGGCGGCACAGAATACAGGACAACCCGACCCAGCTTCCCTACAGATGCAAGAGATTGGTATTGAAGGTACAGACCCTTCTATAACTTTAGGTAAACGTCCTAAGAAACCTAGTGCTATGGAAGAAAGAGAAATTGTATCCGAACTTAATTCTGGAAACATTAGCGACGAAAGAAGGGCAGCATTAGAAAATGAACTGTCTTCTATAAATTATCAAACAGATGAAGAGATATTTGCTAAACTACCAGCAGTTAAGGATATGAAGTCTTTTAGGAGTGCATTAGCTGAAGCAAACGCCTTACCTGATAGTTCTGGTAAGACAAAGGCCATAGCCAGAATTAACCAGATAGGTACTGAATTAGCAAATAGCTTTGACCAAGACTTCTTACAAAATCTTGATAGCGTAGATAAGATTACTGCAGCCGAAGGTGAACTGGAAGCTATGCCAGAGATTTACGACGGTCAAAAGGCTAAATTAGAAAAAATACTCGAAACTCAGAAAGAAAAGTTTGCTACACTGGCTAAATCTAAAAGTGATGCTAAACTTGCAGCGGCTACAGGCTCTGAAATACAACTTAAACGCTACAATCTAGACCCTAAAACTGGTCTAATGAACTTCAAAGTTCTTGGGGGTACAGTCACTAGAAAACCAGATGGTGCAGGTGGCTATATATTTACCACTACTGAGGGTAAGCCCTTAGACGAAGAAACTATAAAGAATAGCGTTTTTTATACTACTGATGAAGCTGAACTTATTATAAAAGTTTATAACGATGAAGTGTCGGAAGCTAATACCACAATCACAGAGTCCACAGTTGCCGTCGCTACCATTATAGACCTACAGGATTATGTAGCTACTGAAGGCAAAGAAGCTCTTAACCCCTTTACAAATGCTTTAGGTCAGTTAGCCGATAAAATTATAGCGGCTGGGGATGCAGCTAAAACTATTTTTACAGTAGATAGCGAGGGGAATGTTGGAAACTATAAACAAGTTGAAAGTGAGTTCTTAGAATCTCTAGGTAACCTGTCTGGTAAGGACAAAGTAGTAGCACAAAAGACATTAGCTACCGCATATGCTATTGCTAAGATGAGAGGCTCTGTAGGCCAAGCCCTTTCAGATAGAGAGCTTAAATCAATTCTTGCTACTCTTGGACAGGGAGTAACAAATCCTGAGAAACTGGTTGGAATTTTAGATGAGCTATTAATATCAGAAGTCACTAATGCAGAAATAAGACGAAAAGGTTTTTCTGAAAGCATCCTGAAGGTGGGTGGCGAAACAGAAATTATTAATTCTACAGGTATAGGTAAACCTATTTACGGCACTATTTTAGAGGGTTTAGAATTTAGGGAAGATAAAGCTAAATTTAAATCTATGTTCTCACAACAACTCGCTGGAGAAGAACCTAGTCGTAGACCAGAAATTATTGAACAACAATCTGAAAATATAAATAAATACATCACTAACTATAGCGGATTTTTTACTAAGGAAGAGTATAATTATATTCCCTTAGAGGACAAATTTAGTTCTGCTATGAATTCTATTAAAAAGAAAGTAACTGACCCTGTTATTTTAGAGGCTATAGAAAAAGGTCTTAGAGAAACTTACGGAAAACCCAATAATTAATTGGAGCCATTTTGAATGGAAAATGAAGAACTAGATATACAAGCTATTGCTGACTCTTTTTTACCTGATTTAGAAGAAGAAAAAGACGAAGATAATGAGGATACAGATATCCAATCTGTAGCAGACTCCTTCTTACCTGAGAAAAAAGAAGAGCCTGTAATCCCCTACCCTGATCCTGTAGTTAATGGTACTACCGAAGAACCTGCAACAGAGGAAGGTTTTACTACTTCATCCTTCGATGATATGACTTTTCAGGATGCAATGGCTCAGTATAAACAAGCTAGGGATAGTATAGGTCAGGAAGATTCTCCATTCTCTACTAGCTTTGGTAGCTTAGTATATACAGACTCTAATGGAACAAATACTTTTGTACCAATGCCTCAACCACGCAATTGGGATATTGTAAAAAGTCTATGGCCTTTTAATGATTTTAACGCAGAAGATGTTAAGGCAAGAGTTCCCCTAACTACAGTAGCTGGATTTGGAATTAGAGAATCTGTAAATGATGCAACGGAAATGGGTGCGGCTGGTATAGATTACTTTGGATCAGCTACAGGTATGTATGATACAGATCTACTTTCATCTGCACAAGAAGGCTCAATCAAACTAAATACCGGAGACAGTATCCTTGATGCAATAATTGCTGATGGTGCGCCAGCGTTGTTAGCTGGTGGTGGTACTGGAGCTTTAGTATTTAAAAGTCTGAAATACGCACCAACAGTACTTAGAGGTTTGGCTGCAGCGGTGTCTGGTGAAGTAGCTGCTACTGCTACTACAGGTACTAATGAAGGAACTTTATGGTTAGATTTCGGACCCGAAGACATGGGTCTGTCTGAAGACGAAAAAGGTAAATTAATTGCTCACCGAATGAATACTTTTATGGAAGGTATGATAATCGGAGGAGCGTTTACTGGTACGGCATTAACTCTTAAAGCAGGGGGCATGGCTGCATACGATTTCTTGGGTAAAGGAATTGCTGATATGTTCAGCGGTAGACCAGCCGTAGAGCGTGAAGTTTATGAAAAAGTTTCTTTAGCTTTAAGTGGTCTTACCAGTAAGGCTACTCCCCAAGAAATAGCTGATATACAAGCTGAACTAGCAGAGATTGTTTCTCAAAACAAAGAAGTTCTTGTTAAAAGCTTGGCTGATTTAGAAAAAGAAAGACCTCAGACATTTGATACAGTTACTGCCTTACTTAGGGGAAATTCAGAAAATCTAAACCCTTCTAATCTTCGCGGCAATAGGGCTGGAGTAGTTAACGAATCTGGTACTACACCCATTCAAATGACCGATGGTACTTCAACGACATTAAATGACCAAGTCAATGCGCCAGTAAATGCAATACAAGAAGACCTAGCCGATCAAAGACAAGCTCTTGGAGGAGGTGAAGGTACAGTTGCTACCCAAGTCAATGCACAAGTTTTACCAGCGGATCAGGCGGTTATGCAAGACGCGGCTGATGTTATGGTCAACCAAAGCAGACGAGTTGTGGATGATGCTCAAGGTGGCCTTGAAGCAGCGCAAGCAAAGTTTGATGCAGATGTAGATGCCGTACTAGCTAATCGTGCAGATGATATTGAAATGATGGCTGCACTAGAAGAACTCCAGAAAAAGTACCCTGACCAATTAGCAGATATAAAACTTGAAGGCGTAGGAACTATAAAGTCAGATGTACGAAATGCGTATGAAGCGGTTAAGTACGAAAAGGATCGTCTTTATAGAGAAGTAGAAGGCGGCGCATTAGACGTTGACGGTTTAGTAGAAACTCTAGAGTCATTAGATCCCTCTTATTTTGATCCCGCCCGACTTGGATTACCACCAAAATCAATGTTTGGTAATTTTATGAACAAGTTTAAATCTACTCAAGCACAAGTGGATAATTTACTAAAAGAGGCAGACAGCATATCTGCAAAACTGGCTAACCCTAAGAGTAAAAATAAAGAAGCCTTACAGAATAGGTTAGATGAAATTGATTCAATTGTAGGTGGTGATCCAGACGCAGCCGTTAAAAAGCTTATGGGTGACTTTATTGAAGGAGAAGGTCTAACCTTTGGAGATTTATATACTGATATAAGACCTGCAATATCTCGCGCTGCAAGTGACTTGTTCTCTGCAAATACTCCAGAGTCAAAAGCCGCTGGTCGGGTAATGCGAGAGTTTATTAGCTATATAGATAATGATGCATTAGATTTTGCGGCTCAAAGTGATGCTGGATTAAAAGAAGCGGCTGATGCAGCTAAATCATTTTACCAAAATAACTATGCAGATTTCTTTGGTGGAGACAGTGTTCTAGCGAGATATGCTAATCTTTATGACTCAACAATAGGAAGAACTCCTGGTACAAACCTAACCGCAAAGGCTACTGGTAAAGAGTTTGGTGTAAGAGAGTACAATGAAAAATTAAATACCCTAGTTAATGGCGAAGTTCTTGGTTCTGGTAATGAAGATATATTCCAGAATGTAGCTGACTTATTGGGTAAAAACCTGAACGGAGAACAGCTAGGAAATCCAGATCTTTTGTTTGATTACATGATGTTTGATGTTATTCAGAATTTTCATTCAAAAGTAAGAACTGGTGGTATGAAAGCGGTTGATGTTGAGGCAATGCTTAATCAACTTAATAAACATGCAACCGTTGTATCAAAAGTATTTCCGGAAAAGACTGCCTCTATTAGAAAGTTTATTGATGAGCTTGAAGCGGTAAAAGGATCTTCTACAGATTTGGAAACCAAACTAGCTACGGCTAGTGAGAATGCTACAGTAGCAAAGTCAAAATTATACGACTCTATATTAAGTAAATTTTGGGATAATAAAGGTACTCCTAAAGCTTCGGAGATTGCGGCTGGTAGTGAGATAAGGCCAACGTCCAATCCTTATTCCAACTTTGTTTCGATCTTTACAGATACCCAAGCATTGAACCGTCTAGATGATCTCATGGCTGAGATAGATGCTTTACCTAAAGGTAACTACGCTAAGTCCGAAGGCGAGATAGTTATGGATGGTTTAAAGCTATCTTTTAATAAGTTCATTGATGATAAAATATTTACCGCTGCAAGAAACTTAACAGGTGGAAAAGAACTTAGTGTAGCACAAGCTGATAAAATTCTAGAAGATGTCCGAACACCTCAAGTTATGGCTCTCGCAAGAAAAATATATAAAGATTCTCCTGAATGGGTAGAAGCTTTAGAAAATACTTTAGACTTCGCTAGAGATGCGGCTATTAATAAACGAGCTACTCCTAATCCTTCCCAATCAGCAACCAACTTTAACGCTAATGCTCAGACAGCGACTAATAGATTAATATATACTTTTATTGGTCCGTTGAGCCGTACTGGTACAAAGTTAAAAGCTTTAGGATCAGGAATAATTAACAAGTATGACACTAACCAGCTTGCCGCTGAAGTTACGGCACAGTTATATGCTGATCCAGATTACTTTCTGGAGTTAGCACGACGCTTTAATAGTAGCCCTAAAGATCCTTTGCTTGAACAATTAATGGTCAGATATCTATTTGGGGGTATTATAAAAACTGACTTAGATGAGGATTCCGAAAACAGGTCAGATGCCATTAAAGATGTGGGATCTGGTATAGCTAGTTCAGTTACACCAGATTTAATAGAAAGTGGTTTTACTAGTGTAAGTGATGCAGTTCCTGTTATTACAGAGGCACTTGGAATCCCTACCACAGAATAAAGAAAACCTCTGACTGTAACTATAGGAAATAACACAATCAGAGGTTTCACCAACTAGAACGGTGACTAATCGTTCAAGTAATAATATAAAATAATATAGCCTCTAGGTCAAGCGACTTAGGGGTTTTTTTGTTAAAAATAAGGGTTTAAACTCCACATGAACCACCTGTTCCACTTATATCACAGATGTCGTGTGTCTCCACATGTTCATCAAATTCCTCACCTAGTTTTTCCACTGCTTCTTGGTAAGGAACAGATGTAAGTGGCTGACCACCTCTTGCACCGTCCGGATAGCAAGTAAATCCTCTCAGTCGAGGTGCGTACTTAGCCAACGTATGAGCAAACTCTTCTACAGTATTCTCATTGTTCAGCTTAGACCCCCAAGAAGGAAGATTTATAGTAGAAGATATCGACATATCTACATAATCCTGTACGTCTGCCTGAAAAGCCATCCTACGCTCATAATCGGCTGCTAGATCTAAGGCACTCTCTACCGTATCTGGCTTTGCTCCATAGCGATCTATTAGCTCTTGTGCCGCTGAGTCTACTACATACTGGTAAACCCATCTAGAATTACCCTTTAGGTAGCGCCTCTTGTAGGCTACAGCGAATATAGGTTCTACTCCAGTACTAGTACCAGCAAGAATACCAATACTCCCTGTAGGGGCTATAGCGCGGTTCGCTACAGGAGTACTGACATCTAGGTTATCCGCTGTTTCTTTGGAAACCTTGTCGGATACTCCTTTATAGACAGATAGCCAAGCATGTAGTTCTGGAGTCACCTCATACTTAGAGCCTCTCTGAATAAGCCACTCATGCATACCCATCAAACCTAGACCAAGCCTTCGGTTCTTTTCTCTAGTTTCATACACCTTATCATATGGCAACTTAGCTTTTAGCGTACCACAAATAAGAAACTTAGTACCTAGCTCTACAACCTCTGACATTTCATGGATGTCTTCTATTCTACCCATGTTAATTGAGCCAAGGTTACAGACGTCACTGTCTGTCGAACTGGTCACCTCAGTGCAAGCGTTTCTTAAAGTTTCATCTTCTTTATCGAAGAAGTTAAATGAAAATCCAGGTTCTGCAGTACGCATTGCCTGTTCTACATTCTTGAGAAACACAGAACCAATTTCGCCAGTTTTGTAATAATTAAGCAGCCACTCAGTATCATAATTCACAGAGATGTTAGTCATGTCTAGGGGCGCTGGAAAGTTAAAGTCTTCCTGTTTTATATCCCAAAGAGTTTTACCAGTAGAGCCAACAGGCATACTGGCCCAATCTTTGGCTGCTAAAAACTCGTTAATGTCTCCATGCTTCCAATTTAATGAAGCGTAGATAGCAGACCTTCGGCTACCACCTTGCATAACTCTACGACCTATTTCATTGATCATATTCATCTTTGGAATAGGTCCACTAGCCTGACCGCCTGTTTTATTAATAGGAGATCCAGAAGGACGGTAAATAGAGTAGTCCACTCCTATTCCCCCACCTGTCATCAAACAAGACTCAGACTTCCAAGATAGGTCTGCCCAATCCTCTCTACTGTCTTCTTCGGCTTTTAGAAGATAACAGTTATTAAAGAATTTGTTGGGTCTGCCAGCATAATAGAGGTATCGACCCCCAGGTATAAATTTCATGTCTGTGATGTATGTAGTAAGCTGATCGATTTCTTCTTGAGTTAGAAGGTCGCCGCATACATCATCTACTAATGTCTTTGCTAAATCAGACCAAGTCTCAGCGCCTTCATGTCTGTATTTATGGTTAAAGATGTCCTCAGAGAATTTACTTCGAAACATAGGATTTAAGTTGGATTTAAAATTAGTCATGGTTACTCCACTAAGTCTTTTAAGTTGGGTTTTTTATAATTTGGGCCTTTAATAACTTTGCCCTTGGCATTTTTTATTGGCTTGCCGTCTAAGCCTAATTTGCTCATATTAGATAGGTGAACTCGCCTTACAGCTTTATCTAAATCCCAGCCGTAGGTAGCGCAGTAGCCATTAATTACATAACTAAGATCAGCTAACTCTTTTAGCATGTTCTCAGGATCTGTTCCCTTGTTGCTTTCTTCGGCAAGCTCATCAAACTCTTCTTGCAAAAAGCTAAAACGTAGGTTCTCTAAATCGATATCTGCATACCATTCCTGATCTAGAGGTTGCTCCATGCGCTTTGCAAACTCACGCACCATCTGTAGAGGTGTTTGGTAGTGATTATCCCAATCCTTGGGCATATCATGTAGTCCGGCTTGGGAAGGTGGTTCTTGCATGTCTGCGAATGCGTCAATGTCTTCTTTAGTTATCATCTTCTAACTCCGCTATTAAACGGTCTAAATACCAGCGGCACTTCCTCAGATCCTCGACGCCATTTTTGTAAGGCCAGCGCCAGAGGTACTTAAAGATGTTCTGCCAACAGTACGCCTGATGAGAGTCTATATCGCAGCCATCAGCCATAGCTTTCATTGCATCGATGCATTCTATTGATTGGTTATAATGCGCTGGGCTGTTGACCATATCTCGTTCAACTGCAGCTTGAGTTTCACCATAATCAAATGGTCTAATTAGTTCTTCAGTGTTAGGATTTTTCATTTAATGTAACTTCTTTTTAAATTGTAAAATGTTGGATTTAATTTTCTCAGCAGCTTCTTTTTTTATGGCTTCTACGAGTTCAGGATCTGGCTCTAGGATTACACTCTCTAGCTCATCATCTAGATCGCCAAGCTTCCGCATATTGCCGCCGATAAAATGGGTCATATCCAAGCCGACATGGAGGTGAGCTACTAGTCCTAGCATAACCTCTTGAAAGTATTTAATCTCTTCTTCAGGAAAATCTGGAGAGAGTTCTTCGTCTATTTCAACGTCAAAGGGATCTTCGCCAGCGCGAGGGTAAATTGTTAGATAAAATGCATTTTTAGATGCTTTTTTGGACATGGAGTTATTTCCGTTTGGTTAGTTTAAAAAAATGCTCTGCATCAACAACGGCTAGAGGCCGCTGCCTATCAGCTTTAATAATTGCTAGTGGAGTTGACCCTTTTGGGCAGTTCTCTGTAGCCTGAGCCAACACCTTGTATATGGCGAAGGACTTGTTTGATTTGCACTCAACGGAATAGGGAAATAGCTTTCTAGCGGCTGGACTGAATAAAATGTCCTCTCCGTTAGCCCCCATGCTGGTAGAGCGTATGTCTCCGTCAGTGAGTGATTTGAATGAGGAATAGAGTTTATCCCTCACCCACTGTTGTAATTTCCTACCTTTAGCCTTTGCAGACTGAGGTCTTATAGCCATTTAGGAAGCTCCAGAATGGAGTACTCCCCCCAGCCAGTTCCGTAATCCTCTTCCTTTTGTGCAGACGCTATTATAGACAAGGTTTTATGCATTCGCTGAGTTGCATTTTCTAAAAGCTCTGGCCCTACGATATGCATATGCGAAATATAGGGTGCAGACTTTTCACAACTAATGAAGGCGAATTCTACTGGCGCTGGATCTAAGTCTTCAACAAGAGAGCAAACGTACAAATAGAACGCTGCCTGGATATCATATGCATATTTTTGGCACTCTCTAGCGAAGCCAGAAGGTGAACTATCAATTGTTGACTTCAGATCGTATACTGTACCTTTAGACATTGAATCGGGCTTGGTTTTCAACATTAGACCTGTTCGAGGACATTCTGCAAAGATAGCTACCTCATTTAAGCGGTCTGGATGTTCTAATGCAGCCCTAGAAGCTGGATCATTCATCGTTCCTTCAGCCATACGTTTGGCTACATGATACTCCACTTCAGTAACGAGTATTTGATCTTCCTGAAGATTGTCTTCCATCTCCTTGAAAGCTTTAGAACTTCTTGTCTTTGGGCCTTTAATAACCAAGTCTCTTTCAGGCTCTAAACAATTTGCATGATAAGCAGATCCTAAAGCAAATGCAGAGGTCTGACTTCTCTTTGCACCCTTCCAATGCGCTAAACTTTTCTTATAAACAGTTTTTACGGTGGTAGAGGATATACCATTCTGGGAATGATATACCTCATTACTCATGCCTTTTATGATACCCATTTAAGCAGCCTGAAAGTCGGCTTCCAAGGTATCGACTGCGTCCATGATTTCATCTTGCATGGCTTCGTCGGCGGCTTGCATAGAGGATTGCTTATAGCTCTCTTCGATGCGTTTGTTTTCCCCAGTAATTAACCCAGTGACATGCGCTAATGAGTCATACGTCATTTGATCCATCGGGAGGGGAGAACCAAATTGGGGGGAGAAATGCATGACATAGTAGGTAGCACCCTTCGGAGACTTCATCTTGTCAGCTTTTAAGATACTGTCAAAATCCCAAAGATTCATGCCACTGGGCATCCTGTTTATGACATCGTGATAAAACGGTCCATAATTTTTACGCTTTAAGGATAAGATACAAGGCTGGTTTTCTATAGTAACCTCTTTGCCTTGCGCGGTCTTACCAGTATACGAAACTAGACCTCTAATGATCCTATAGCGATCACGGCCTTCGTATTCTTTGCGCTCTTGTTCAGACATTTGTACAGATTGCTCATAAGTAGGCATTCCGCACATTAATCCACCTAACTGATCCCTTGCCTCTTCACGATTGTTTTTAACAAGCAGAGACTTATTGATCAGTTTATTATCGCCCCAATGTTGATATTGGATATGGTTTGAGAAGGCTCTTAATTTTACACCATCTTTTGCATAAACTCTATCTTCTTGAGTGTTAAGAAAGAATGCTCCTAGAGGAATTTGATCTCCGTTGGCATCTTCTCCAAAACTATTGATTTTAAGAGTCGGTATCGTAGGACTCTTCTCTGTATTGCTCGACGCAGCTCCCAAGGCTGCAGAAATATCATCTAATGTTAAGCCATCTTCTTTTATTATTAAATCTGTCATAAACAGTTCCTTTTTGGTTAGATGTACATCATAACATTAACTAATGTTTTCGTCAACAATATTCGTCTTGTTCTAACCAATTATTTCCACCGCTGATTTCAATGTCTAAAGGTACAGCTAGTGAGTATCCAAAGCGTTCTTCTGCTTCTTCCCCCACCTTAGTCATAGCCTCTGTAAGAATATCTTTAACCTGCTGTAATTCCTCAGAAAAACAGTCTACTACGATTGAGTCATGTACAGTTAGAATAAGCTTAGATTTAAGCTTTGCTGCCTTGAATAATCTGAAGGCTCTGATGCAAGCAAGCTGCACTAAATCGGCTGAAAATCCTTGGACAGGATAGTTCAAAATCTGGGTTGCATTTGATACCCTATTATTCCTAGTTCTAACCACATTAGGCCAGAAATATTGCCGCCCAGATGGCGTCTGTACAATCCCATTCTTGAGAGTTCCGGT